GGTAGTTATCTAGGATGTATTTGGCCCAGTCTGACAACAAGGGCGTCCATGGGTCAGTTGCCAGGAAACCTGTTGCTTTACGTCGTAAAATGTCGTTCGGGTGGATGGCCGGATCCATTTCGGTGGTGACGTGAAGCTTGGGTAAATGGCGCGTGAGGTCGGAAAATGAGCAATCCGACGCCCATGGGTTGGGGTAGACTCTGCCTAAGAAAGTAACAGGGTCTCCATTCTTGATCAGTTTGGTCTTTGAGCGAAGACCAAGTTCGGCTGAGGTCTTTGGGAGCTCCTCAGCGATCGAACCGTTGTCAAGTCCGTCATCACCTCCATAGATTCCCAACGACGCATAGGCTTCTTCGCTGCTCTTGCCGATCCTACGGTAGGTGGCATATGCGACGAAGGCGTTGTTGACAGAATTTCTGAAGGAGGTGGAAGGTGACCCTGACAATGTGCCTAATCCAGGGGAATAGGCTATGCCAGAGGTGGTAAAGGCAGGGGGATCGACCTCTTCAAGCGTTAGCTTGTAGATTTGATCCTTAAACGATGCAGGATATAGTCGGGCCATGATCAGCCTGGGGACAACCGCCTGAATAACTCCATTGGTTCCATCGAACCTGGTGTAGTCGTTTTCAGTGGCGTCATCCCAAGTAGACACTGTGGCATGCAGCGATCTCGAAAACTCCGCCGGAGTTTTCGAGAACGCATACCATGTCGTGGTGGCAGCCAGATGCTTCGAGGCCGGCAGGGTAAACCTACTGTATTCAACTCGGAAATCGGCTGGGACCGTCGACACGTTCCTGATCGGACCAGCCTTTGTCGCTGGTTCCGCTTTACCGAAGCTATTCACTACCATCCTTAGGAACCCGTACACGTTTCTCACCATTTCTAGTTTGGCACGCTGGGTTGGACGATTCTGAAGAGCTTCCACTTCCTCCTGGTCTAGAGGACGAACTTTACCCGTCTCAGGGGCACATAGAGCTGCAAACTCAGCCGCCCACTTCACGTAATCGTGACTCGGCTTCACGTCGTTGGTCATGTCTTCAACACGTCCTAGGATGGAAGCACGCTCCTCGTTCTTCCCTTTGCTCAAATGGATAGCTCCATGAGCAAGCGGGGGAATCGGCAAGCAGCGCGTGAGTGGTTTAGTGGGCGCCTGTGGCAAGGGGCCAACCTGTTTTGCAACAGGTGTCAAGACGACGTCTTCGCTAGCCCCTCCGACCAGTTTGTGGATCCTAGGCGCAACCTGAGCGACGGTGGTCACGTACAAGGTTGAAGGTTCCATTTGTGGAAGAAGGGACTGTATTTCCGAAATTCTAAGAGAAGTGCCTGCCGCTCTAAGGCGGATGGAGTTCAGGGCATTTACCGTCGTGGTGAATGAAGTGATATCACCAGGAGCGACGATGTGTGCGAGCTCTCCATCTACCCAAGAGGTAGACTCTTCTAGCTTCCTTCTCTGTAAGACACGAGCAGGTAAAGCATTCCAGAAACAGCTAAGACATGCAATCCCCAGCAGAACCCAGACTACCACATCAAAACAACACGACAACGCCTCACCAACGAGGGGATTTATCGATTCAGCTCTGATGTCACATCTGATTGCTACCGGTGCAATTCTAGCGACAGGACTGATCAAGATCAGTCGCCTTTGGGCGCCAATATCCAGACTATCCACTCTGTGGACGATGGTGTGTTGCTGGTCATGAGCGACCAATTCACCGACACCGTCGTATTCCCAGAGGGGATGCCTATACGGTTCCGCTCCACGGGTGGTGCTCACGATATTGCCTCCCTGAATGTTCCAGGAGGTGTTACCGTGAGTTCCAGCCGGTCTTGTTGGGCAGAAGGTATAGATAAGAATGGGCTTACCGAAACGAAGGAGCATGTTCATGTCGATGTA